AAGGTGTACAATTTAGAAATCAAATTGAAAGAGCTAGATATATCAAAAGTGCATTACAATCTTTTGATGGTGTAGATGTAATTCAAAATAATTTAAGACCATCAACTGTTGTATTTAAAACAGTAGATAATTGGGTTTCATCATGGCCAATTAATAATGGATTAACAGATAATACAAAATTTACAATAGGTTCACGATGTGCAGGTAATATTATAAATGGACAACCTAATAGTAGTATGAGTTGGTATAATCCAGGAGAAGAAGTTGAGTCAACTGCATTTGCAAACTACGGTGCATTTAAAACTTTAATGGATAATCAATATGGTCAACTAGACAGTATTATTCAACTTACTACACAAAATTGTTATTATTTTAGAGATCAACAAAATATAGATGCAGATGGAAATTTAATTCCAATTACACCAATAGATATTTTTAGTACAGATACAATATATGCAGGTGATTCTTATGTAACAAGATATACAGAAAAAACAATAATGCCATTTTTCTTTACCTTTTTAAAAGAAGGAAGAGATGGTATAGCTTTTGATTATTCTAAATATGCAAATGTTCCTTTTCCTAGATTTTGGATGAATACGGAAAAATTCCGTATGGATCAATTTGTAAGACCTATAACAAACTTAAGTTTTAATTGGAGTAATTCTGAAGCTTTACCTTCTGGATATTATAATATGGATTGTCCAGAAAATGGAGGATATTGTGGTGATCCAGGTGTTCCTTTTAATTTTACACAATTTGGTGAAGGCGCATTAGCAGGATCAACTTTACAAGATGGATCTACAGCTAATAATTCTTCTGTTCCTGCTGGTAATCCATCTGGTCCAGCTACTGCTCTTGGTGGAGCAGCTTTTACAGATCTTCAAGATACATGGAATGTACAAAATGGTAATTTAGCATTTAACAATAGATTTTTAGTTTTTAATACTGGTGCTTTAGCTGATGTACCTTATCAGATAGATATGGATGGAAGCAGTACTGAATGGAAAATTGTAGGATCAACCTCAACAGAAGTAATAGTAAATCCAGCTGCTGGTGTAACAATTGCAAACCCAGTTGAAGTATATCCTATGTTTAATTTAACTATATCTACACATGGATATGCTACACCTTTAGAGCTTGGTAATGGACCAAGTCCAACTGTTCAAGATGATACTGGTGGAGCACCATGTGCTGGTGTAGGGTTTCCAGAATTTGTGGCTGGAGATGAAGATTGGGAAGATGGAGATATTCCTATGCCTGGTATGTTTTCTTCTAATGGTACTGTAAATAATTGTAGACTTTTATTTGATTTTTCTTCAGGACTTATTATAGGACAAGTAAATTTTCCTACCGGTTATTACGCAGCTGATAGTGCAGTTTTAGTACCAGGTCAACCACCTGGTGAATCTATAAATACAAATGATATAGTATTAGATGATAACTTTTTTGCTTTTAACTCTAATGTAGAGTTTAATAATGTTAAAAAAACTCCATTTTGTGGTAATGGTCATAGAATACCTGCTGGTGTATTTAATAGAACAGCAGGTTCTGGTAGAGTTGTAGAAGGTGATATTCAAGCAGGTGGTCCAGGTAATATTGATACAATAGTTGATAATGCTGAAGATGCAGCACAAAATTCAGGTTTTGCTCAAGGTAATACACAAGTAAATGGTGGTAATGCTACAGGAGGTTTATTTGTAATTAAAACAGGATTTATGTATACTCACAATTGTGGTATAAATGATTTTTGGGTTGAGTCATCAATGAATCTTGCATTTAGAGATTATGAAGATGTACCAAGAAAACAACATTATGATGATGAAAATTATACAGATCTTGTAGAATTATTTCATACTAAAATTGTAAATTTTGATAATTATTATTTTTATGATAGATCAACATCAGTAGATAAATTTTGGGGATCATCTTGGGGACGTATTCAAGAAAGTTATTATGATCCATTAATTGCAGAAAACTGTTTTATTAAATATCCTAAAAGATTACTATATTCAGTTCCGGCTACTGGTTTTAAAGATAAAGCAACACTTCAAAATAAAAATGATGCTAAACAAGATTTTTGGAGAGTTTATTTAACAGAAAACTTTAGAGACTTTAAAGATAAAGTTACAACTATTAAACCTATTAATGAGACAGGAGCTTTAATATTTTTCCCAACAATGTCTCCCAAAATGTTTGCAGGACAAGATAGGTTAAAATTAACTAATACAAAACTTACAATTGGTGACGGAGGATTATTTAGTCAAGCATTTCAAAATATAACTAACTCAGATATATCACATGAGTATGGATCTTCAGAAAGTGCAAGAAGTGTTTTAAATACTCCATTTGGTATTTTCTTTGTATCTCAAGCACAAGGTAAGATTTTTCAATATAGACCTGGTGGCGGTTTAACACCAATATCAGATCAAGGTATGAAATGGTGGATGAATAAATTCTTACCGTCTAAGTTATTAGAATACTTCCCTTTAATAGAAGATTGTCCTCAAGCAGTAGATAATCCTGTAAATGGTGCGGGTGTTCAAACTGTTTATGATCCAAATAATGATATAGTATATTTCTGTAAAAAAGATTATATACCATTACCACAGTTCCAAGGTAATGAGTGTATTCAATATATTCCTTGTGAAGGTTTTATTTATAATGCAACACAGTGTGAAGGTTTACCTCAAATTGCAACATGTCCTGATGGATATACATTAATACAAGATCCTGTAACTGGAGAAGATGTATGTCAATTATTTTATACTGCACCTCCAATTGTAAATCAAGAAACAGGTTTTGAGTATGGTGCTGCAATTGGTGAAGGTACAGATTCTGGACTTGGTTCTATAGGTAATAGTAGATTTGGTAGAGATATGCCTATTGTAATTGATGATGTATTTACTGATGGAATGCCTACTAATCAAGCTGATCCTAGTACATGGCATTACATAGTAGATAACGGAACTAATACTTTTTGGAGAAATTCACTAGCAAATGCTACTGATGGTATTGTAAATAGATTGATGCGTGGTAATAATGCTGTAAATCCAGGTCCATTTGCAACAGTAGAATTTCAAATTAATATTCCTATTCCTAAAACTGTACATGTTTTATTAGCAGCTGATAATTCATTTGTATTAGATATAGATACTGGTGGAGGTTATAATACATTTGTAAGTCCAGTTGATGCTACTTTATTTGGAGCTGTTACTAATGGAGGTGGTATATGGAACCCTCAAGCAGTTCCAGGTGGAAACTTTGCTTGGTTATCAGGTGATGTACTAGATGCATCTCAATATTCTAAAGCTTGGATATATAAATTAGATTTACCGCAAGGATGTACAAAATTTAGAATGACAGGTACTAATGCTGGTCTAGCAGGTTTTACAAGTCTTGCTGGTCTTGCTGCTGCAGTTATTGATGTTGATGACTGGTCTGCTATACAAAATGTTAGTTCATGGGAACAACTACCTAAAATATGGGATTCAGAAACTTTTGATTTTATAGTACCAGGCTCTTTAGAACGTTTTACATGTGAAGATGGTTATCAACAATTTACAGATGGTACTGATGGAGGAACTCAAGAATGTCCTGTATGTAGACAAGATAAAATAATATATACATGTGAATGTGAAGATGATGCAACATCTGGTATACCTGGTGTTTTATTTGGTTTATGCCCTGTTGATAATAATGGAAATGTTGGAAGTTCATATTGTCAATATGAAGGATACCAAGATGTAACAATGGAAGATCAAACATTCCCAATAGAAGTACAAAATGAAAGTTATTTTAAAGATATATCATGGACATTAAGTTATGATCCAAAAGCAAAAGCTTGGTTATCATTCCACGATTGGCATCCTGAGTTAGCATTTAATAGTATAAGGCATTTCTTAACTTCAAAAACAGAAACGACAGCTGTACCACAATGTCCTCCAGGTTATACTTGGAATGGTCAAGAATGTTGTTTACAATTAACTCATCAACAACTAGCTGAAGTAAATGTAGATGAGTTTTTATCTGAGTTTGAACTTGTTGATGCTACAGTAGAATCTTGGGAAGAAACAATAGATATTGCTATTGTAATTGATGATTCAGGATCTACAACTCCAACACCAATGCCATCTCAATTAGCATTTGTTCAAGAATTTATAACTGGTATGACTCCAGGAATGTCTACTGGTGCAAATGTAGTAAGAATTGGTCATGGTAGATGGGGTACTAATAATGCTACTGTACAAGCAATGACAAATGTTGCTGCTACAGCAATAACAAGTTTAGGTTTACCAGTAAATGCAGCTGGTGGTACAGCTAATTATCCAGGTAATCAAGGTGGTACAAATTATAATCAAGCAGTTGCTCAAGCTAATACTTTATTAACAGGTAGTACTGCAGATAAAAGAATTGTATTATTTATAACTGATGCTACAGTTGATGCTACACAAGTATTTCCAAATCCAAATGATTTTACTAATGCTACTCAATGTATTGCAGTATTTGCTAATGATGATCCAGTAGAGTTAAATTGTGCTAATTATAACAATAATTTAAGTACTATGATAACAGCAACAGGTTTAGCTGCTCCTCATAATGTTGCTGCATGTAATCAAATAGGTAATACTCCTCGTAATATGTATCATGTTGGTGGTCAAATACCATCAGGTCAACCTGGAGCTTTTGACTCAGTTGCAACTAATATTGTAAATGATCTAACAACTTGTAATTGTCCAACAGGTACGGTATTAGATACTGCTGCTACACAAAATCCTTGTGAACCAGCACCTTCTCCTCCTCCTAATTGTATTAGTTGTTTATGTCCAGATGGATATACAATGGTAGGTGATTGTAATAATTCACAAGCACCACCTGTATGTAGAAAAATGGATTGTGAATGTGAATCACCATATTTTAATCCTAATGAAATATTAACAACAACTGGTCAATGTGATGATATATATTTATACTATAATGAATTAACAGGTGTAGGTGATCCAACTTATGTAAATGATAATCCATTATTTTGTGATTACGTATACACTGATTGTGTTCCTGCTAATTATGAAATAGGATTTTTCTGGAAACATAATATTAGAACAGATTTATTTAATAATTACTATGATAAAAATTATCCTTGGGAAGTAGATATTATAGAACAAACTGGTCAAGCAGTTACAACTCTTAGAAGTATTGAATATCAAATGGAAGCATATCTATATCAAAATGAAGGTAAAGATAGATTCCATGATTTAGATTATAACTTTGATGAAGCTGTTATCTATAACTCTGAACAAGTATCAGGATTATTAGAATTAGAATTAGAACCAAAAAATAATGTTCAATTATCAATGTTATATCCTATTGTTGGACCTAACAGTATAAGAACATTATTTAGTAAAGTAGAACAAAAATATAGATTTAATCAATTCTTTGATATAACAAATGATAGAGGTGAGTTTAGTGCTGCTACAAATACAATTTGGCAAACAGATTGGGATGGATATGTTAGAACATTGAATCCAGCTAATTTAGATTACAATAAACCTCAACATCAAAGAAAAAAGTTTAGACATTACTTTAATCATGTATTATTAAGAAAGTCTGATGAAGCTGCTACTACAAGAAAAATGTTATTAAAATTAGAAAATACTAAATTAAATATATCTTTTAGATAATGAAATATAGCAAAGACGGATATAAAAGAAATAGTAAGGATAGAAATAATGCTTTTAATATAATACCATCAGGTAATATAACTATGGAGGATGTAGACTTTCCTGTATTTGGTATGGATAATTTAGGTAATAGTAGAGTTATGATGCCAGGTGCTAATTATATTTTTCCTGGTAGTTCTGTTTTTGAAATACCAATGTTTTCTAATGGTGGACCTAAAAAAAATAAATATGGTCTTACATATAATCTTTTAAAAAATTATTTTGATAGAGGAAAACTAAATTATGGTCTTATAAAACAACATCCTAGATTACTTATTCCTGGTCCTATAAGAAGACAATATGATTTATATAAGTATATGAATACTGCAGATATGCGTGGTATTACTGGTAGAAATCTTATAGACAATGTTACAATACCTGTTCAGAAAGGCAGTAGTTTAATTCAACATAGAGGTTTAAAAAATTCTTCTGAAATAGATGAATCTATGGAAAAGATATTAGCAGATTATACAATTAATTCTGCTCCTTTTAAACTTAGTTCATTTAAACCAAAAGGATATATGCCTCAAGGTGGTTTTCCAATGGTTAATACAGGAGATACTAGACCTTTTTTTATACAAGATGATTCATATGCAACAATGTTAAATAAATTTATAGAAGGTAATAAAATTAGTTGGAAAAGTTTAGATAGAGATAAACCTATAGAATTAAATAGAGCATTTGGAACATTTGATGTTGAAAGTTCTTCTGGCGGAAGTTTACAAGATTATATAGATAGATTAAAATCAGGAGAAGTTTTTAGTCTAGGAGATATAACATCTTGGTCAATTGGTAAACCTTTACCACAATTTGGTAGTCAAAGATTTTTAATTAAAAATTTTCCAACTGATAAAGGTGCGCTTGTAAATAGACCTGATTTAAATAAGTTTTTAACTGAAAATCAAAAACAATCATTTAATGAAACAGAATTATTATTACCAAGTAGTACAAAATTTAAAGTAACTAATTTAATTAAAAAATCACCAAGACAACCTCTTGAATATAAAAAAGATAGTAGAGGTTTAATTTATGATCCAGTACCACAATGGGGAACAGATATTGAGTTAGAAGTACAAAAAAAAGGTGGAGAAAAAAAATCTAAATATGTTAAATCTCCTTTTACAAAAGGTAAGTTATCTTTAATGAATACAGATAGTTTAATAAATAAAATGATTAATCAGGGTATTTTTAAATCTGAATTTGCAATGGGAGGTCAGTTAAAATTAAATAATGGATATACAGTAGAAAAACATTATGATAAATTAAAAGATATACCATATATATCATATACAAAACAACCTAACATAGAAGGAAGAGTTTATTATGAAGCTGATAATGATGCTGAAGTAAATGTTATTGATATAGAAACAAAATTAAATCAAATAAAATCTAAACATGAAAGAACAAAAAAGATAATCCTTAAACGTAGACAAGGTGAAAGTTTATCTAATGCAGAAAAACAGCATTTAAACTCATTAGGGTTATTGTAGTAAAATTAGTTAAATTAGTTAATTTTTAGTATATTAATAGTGTAACATATTGTCTATATACAAATTATGAAAAGAAATAATAAAAATAAAAATATTCAAACTTCTAAAGTTTATCCAATGCTTCCTGAATATCAATATGTTACAGGCATGCCAAGATATAAAAATGGTGCAGAGTATTTTAGTTATGATGATTATATGACTGATACAATATTAGCAGATGAAGGAACAGAAACAAAACTTCCACCATACTTAATGAAATACAATGTAGATTCAAGTAATCCTGGTAATGTACTTTTTGGGGAAAAGGTAGAATATGGTGTACCTGAATTTTTAAGAAATAGTAGTCCATTAGCTTCTGTTCTAACTGGGGTAAGTAAATTTAAAAATGTAGGAAAAGATTTTAAAAATGCATTTGCAAACATAAATCCTAAAACAGGAAAGCCTTATAGTAAAATGGATTTTGCTAGAAATACACTTACTAATACTACAGATGGGAATGTTCAAATTAATATGGAAAATCTTATCAATGCTTATGATAAAAAAGGAAATATTATAGATGAAAAAAATACTGCTGAAAATTTATTTATAACACAAAAAGATGCTAGAGCTAATTATTTTAATGAGTTAGCAAAACAACATTCAGAAACATATGTTGATGATGAAGGAAATCCTTTGCTAAGTCAAAAACAAATGGATAAATCTGGAAATGTTACTTATGTTGATCCAGATGCTACTAGAACAGTTGGCGATAAAGTGCAAGATCATATTAAAGATATAAATGCACAAAGAATAAAATTTAATGATGATTTTACAGAAGTAACAGAATTTTCAAGATATAATGATGAAGGCAAAAAAGAAGTAGGAACATATGATCCAAATGCAAGATATGAAGAGATGGAATATGAAGATATATATAATATTCAAGATGAATTAAATGAAGCTAATCAATATCTTAGAGCTGGAGGAGGTTTTCCAAGAAATAATCTTGCTGCATTTGTATATGGAGGAGAAGAAATACCTAGAGCACAAATTGGAAAATTTAATTTTAGAAACTATACACTAAGAGATCCTAATATTACTATAGGAACTAAAACTATAGCTCCAATAAATAGAATAACAAGAAACCTACCATTTGGTGCTGTTGATAAAGGTATTCAACAAGGATATGGATTTAATGCTAATATACCTCTTATTTCAAGTCAATTACTTAAAACACCAACTTCACAATTAGTTGGTAATATAAATATAGGCACAAATGCATATAGAACACCAGGTAGTGAAAGATATGCTACAAAGTATGTAGATTCAGATATGGATATTATGATGGAAAATGCACCTCCACATTTACAAAATGTACAATCAGCATATGGTGCATATCAAGATTATTCTGCTCCTTATATGACTAATGTAGGTCAACGTATAGGTATTGGTGGTGACTATACTTATTCACCAAGAGGTCTTGGTAGAGGTGTTGGTATTGATTTAGGTACTGATATTGGATTAAATTACAGCAGAGGTGAACTTGGTTCTAATGTTGCATATGCAGATAGATTTGATAATTTTCATGGTTTGCCAAATGATGCAGCTATAAATATCTTTGACACAGTAACACCTGATATTGAAGGTAATTTATTTGGTTTTGATGCAGGAGCATATGCAGGTTTAAGAAATCAACGTACAGGACTTTCAGGAGGTTTATATGGTAACTATGGTACAATGAGAACAATAAATCCAGGTGTGCGTTTAGGTGCTAAAGGTAGTATACCATTATATACAGGAAAAGGAAATTTACGTGGATTAAAAATTACAGCTAATCCAGATGTAAGTTATGATTTTCAATCAGGTACACCTAGATTTAGTTTTGGCCTTAGTGCAGGACTTAAAGAAGGTGGAGAAAATTTACAAAAATATCAAGGTGATGTAGGTCCAAGTGAAACAAGTGAAAAAACATATAGATTTAATGGTGTACAAGTTACTAAAGAAGAGTTTGATAGATTATCTAAAGAAGCACAAAATAATTTAAATTCTTCAAGACCTAATTTTATGAATCAAGGACCATTTACACAATTTGATCAATTTAACTTTGCAGATAATGAAGGAGTTGTTGATTCAGGTCCTACTAATCCAGGTGCTACAACTTCTGGACAATCAGTAAATCCTATTGTAACTACTCCTTCTATGGATGAAATTGCTGGTGGTACTCCATTAGATTTAGATTTACCAACTCCAGATTATATGAATCCTCTTGGAATGAATCAAGAAGTACCAACTAATCCTAATCAACCTGTTACAATGAATATAAGTGAAGGTGAACCTGTTGATAATACTAATATACCAGTTGTAGAACCAGAAGGCCCAGCTGCTCCTTTAGAAATGAGTTTTAGTAAGCCTGATCTTACTGATGAACAAAAAGCTAATATGACTGAAGATGAAATAAAAGCTTATGAAAGACAACAAAAAATGGATTCAGCATATAATCAAGCTAATGCATTTATGAATACAGGTATTGTAGGAGCAGCCAAACAAACACTAAGAGAAATAGGTAAATATGGAGCAATTGCAGCAGATACAATTAATACTGTTTTAGGTGAAGGAAATAGAGTGGTAGATGAATTACAAACAAAAAATGAGCAAGATGAAGTTAGTGACTTTATGAATCCTATTGAAGCAAGTAGAGGTGATAAAGGTGATTTTGATATTAATACGGGAGTATATAGAGCTACAAGTTTAGGATATGGTGATGGCCCTCAAGGACAACTTGCACAAATGGGTACAGAAACAAAAGGTATGCCAGAACCAGATTACAGAAGTTTACAAAAATTCTTAAACCAAGCTGTAGTTGCATACGATCCACAAACATTATTAATGCAAGCAAAACAAGGTGATGAAATTATTGATGCAGATATGAAACTAATAAAAGATTTAATGGCAGCAGGTGCTGATTTTGAAATTATATAATTATGAAAATTAAATTAAAAAATATACCAGAAGGATTTGAAATAAAAAACGGTAGGTTAATTAAAAAAATGGCTGAAGGTGGTACCGTAAATAATACTTTACAACCTGTGCCACGTGATGAAGCTAATGTTGAAGCAGAAAAAAATGAAACTGTTTTAACTGATGCAGATCAAGATGGTTTTTATGAGTTATATAATATTGGTGGTAAAAGACATTCACAGGGTGGTACACCATTAAATCTACCAGAACAATCTTTTATTTATTCTGACACAAGAAAAATGAAGTTTACAAAAGAAGAACTTAAAGAACTTGGTGTATCAGCATCTAAAAGATTAACTCCTGCAGCAGTTAGCAAAAAATTTCCTATTAACAAATATATGGAAATTCTTAAAGATCCTAGCTCAGACGACATTGCAATTCAAAGTGCTGAGGCTATGATAAAAAAGAACAAAATAAAACTTTCACAAATTGCTTTTATGCAAGAAAGAAAAAAAGATTTTGAAGAAGGTTTACCATTAGCTGCGTATCCATATCTATTAGAGAATGGTATAGATCCAAAAGAGTTTGAAATGAAGATTGAACAAGCAAAACAATCTGAACAAAAAATGGCTCAAGGTATGCAAGAAGGTATGCCACCACAAGGACAACCATCACCTCAAGAAATGGAACAAATGGCTATGGCTATGCAACAACAAGGTCAAGGTATGATGCCACCACAACAAATGATGCAAAACGGTGGAGGTCGTGGAGATTATGATCCAAATAAAGGCACATTTGGTAAACCTACACCTATTCCAATGGATATGGCTATGGGTGGTATGGAATTACGTGATTTTATATATGGTAAAGAAGGTAAAGAAGTACCTACTAATAAAGGATTTCAAGCATTACCACCAGCAGTACAAAAAAATATTATTGATAATATGAGTCATGGTGGAGAACCATCAATTATACCTGCAGATATGATGGAGCAGTATAATACATGGAGAACAAAAAATAGATTAAAAGATATACCTGAAATACAAATAATGTTTTTAAACACTATAGAAACTGGAGCACCTATAATGCCTGGTCATTCTGATATGTTTAAATCTA